GGGTTTGTACTTACGAGCGGTCAATCCATTGACTCAGCTGGCAGCATTCCTCTCAAGCCCTCCGGCGACACTGACGACTTCTTCACCTTCGCCACCCCTGGCAACATTCCCACCATCTACGGCACCGGCGCTTATCTGAGGATAGGCGATGCGGCGGCCACCTCCCACTCCCTTGCCTCTGAGGATGACCTCATGGTGAGCGGGAAGCTCGAGGTGGATGGTGCAGCCTTTTTTGATCAGAGCAATGTTACCTTTGCTGGTGACATTGTTATGAACGACGACGTCAAGCTGACACTCGGAACAGCGGGTGACGCAATGTTTCTGTGGGAAACTGCTGACTCCAATGCTAACCATCTATGGTTGACTCATCCGGCTGGAGGAGCAACGAATGTACCAGTATTCCTTTTTGCTCCTGAAGCGTCTTTCAACTCTGACCTTGGACTTTTTGATGGAGTAACACAGCATACTTTTGCTACAATCGAGAAGAGCGGTAAGTATTCCTCTGCCTCCAACGCTACCTCCGCAGGTGCTGGTGCTACCATGACCAAGGCCAGTGCCTTTACCAACTCACTCGTCGGCGACATCGTGAGAGTCACAGCAGGCACCAACGCCACCGCTGGCTGGTACTGGATAACCGCTGTCACAGACGCCGACAATGTGGATTTGGACCGCAACTGGTGCACCGGCGCAGTCACAGGCGGCACCTTCGTGGCCTATCACTCGTTCACCATGCTCTCAGCCGAGGGCATCTGCACCCGCATCACTGACGGCGCACCTAATGACTCCTCAGTGGAGGTAGACAGGGACGGCTGGATACTGCTGGATGTAGGACAGGCTAACGGGAGACTCTACTGGAGAGCCAATAACGCGTGGCACTACGTAGATGCCACGGCGGGTATCTCACTCCCTGCCAACGAGAGGATTGACCTGCAAGGGCATAAGTTCGAGGTTGGTGATGAGGTCAAGTTCAGGGTAGATCGTATCAATGAGGACGGTAGTTTTCACGCACTGCCGGTATTTGCAGGATAAGCTTATGGCTATAATCGAATCGACTAAGAAGATCATCCGGGGGCTTAGCACGGATCAGAAGCCTACCACTGATTTACTGCTCGATACTGAGTTTACGGAATCAGACACTGGAAACAGATTCAGATGGAACGGAGCCGACTGGGCGGCTAATGCTGGTGGTGAGCAGGGTCCACAGGGCATTCAAGGAGAACAAGGCCCTCCCGGAACTGATGGAGCGCAGGGCATTCAAGGTATACCCGGAGCAGACGGTCCACAGGGCATTCAGGGAATTCAGGGTCCGCAGGGAGAACAAGGCCCCCCGGGCGATGTTTCCGGCGCATGGCCTGTCGGTTCGGTCTTCTTGTCGGTAGTCAGCACTAACCCCGCAACCTTGTTAGGTCTGGGCACATGGACTCAGATAGCGGGTGGGAAGATGCTCGTCGGGCAGACTGGGGGTGATACGGACTTCGACACCGCGGAGGAAATAGGTGGAGCCAAAACTCACACCCTGACCGTCGATGAAATACCGTCGCATACTCACGATCAAAATGCTCCAACTTCAGCAAGTGGGGCGGCGGTACGATTTGCCACAGATACCAACGCTAATGGCAGTACTCCGTCTCTTGTCACAGAGCCTACTGGTGGGGGGCAGGCACATAACAATCTGCCCCCGTACTTGGTCGTGTACATCTGGAAGAGAACAGCATAGAGGAGGGAAACAAAATGGACATAGAAACTGAAGTCAACAAAATAGGCGCCGAGGACGAGAACCTAGCCGAGGTGGTGGCCGAGCTGGGTCTGACCGATCAGCAGGTAGTCGACATAGCCGCACGTGAGCGCTTCTCAATGGCGGCCAGCTACCAGGTTCTCGCCACCCGGCTGACTACGGTCAGAGCGTCAAAGAAGGCGAATGAGGCTGTGGGCAATCTCGAGGCCGCCAAGGCCTACGAGAAGCAGGAGGCCGACATGACACGGGACATGAACCACTGCCTGCGGGGTATTAAGGCCCTCGACAAGATGCACCCTGGAGCCAAGGTCCGGATGCAGGCGATGAACAAGTGAAAGCCTTCTTGACAAGCTGGGGCATCGTGCCGGCCGCTATCTGCCTGGGGCTGATAGCCTCGCTGGCCTATGTAGGAGACCTTGACGCCAAGAATCACCGGCTCCTCGTGGAACAGGCCGAGATCATTCGACAGCAGGCGGAACGCATCGAGGAGTTGAGCACTATCACGATGGGGAACATCACCATCACAATACGGGCGCCTGAGGAGACCAGCCCCAAGAGCTGGTAGGAGGTAAGATGCCATACTGTACGATAACCGAGGTGCAAGGGCAGAACCCTAAGCGCACATACTCGGCCACGAGTACGCCGACGACCACACAGGTGACCGAGTTCGTCACCCAGATTGCCAACGAGATCGACTCCATTCTCCTGGGCATGGGTATAACGGTACCCGTGACGACTCCGACCGAGCTCGTAGGGTTCCTGGAGTTACTCAACGCCTACGGGGCAGCGGCCCTGGCTGAGATGGCGATGTTCCCAGAGTCAACAGGACCAGGGGCCAGCGTTCACGGGCAGCAGCTTTACACGATGTACCAAGCTGGCCTGAAGCGGCTGGAGGGCATGTCAGCGGCCGGGGGTGGGGTTGTGACCGGACACGTACCCCCCGCTTCATTCTTCTTGGAGAGAGCGCTGGAGACAACCACACCGACAAGAGACAACATCTGGCAGGATCCTAAGTTCAAGAAGGGGATGGAGTTCTAACGATGCCATTCTCGCTCACATTCGAGGTTGATGGAGCCCAGCAGATGAGCCGCTCATTCTCACGCTTGGCGGAGGACATACAGGATGCCACCGAGCCGTTCACGGAGATGGCGGCCGACTTCAACTTTATCGAAGCTCAACAGTTCAACTCCGAGGGCGGCTACGGCTCCGGTGGCTGGGCTCCGCTAAGCCCCAGCTATGCACTGTGGAAGGCAGCCCTGTTCCCAGGTAGGCCGATACTCCAGAGGACCGGTCTAATGGCGGCCTCTCTCATGGCTGTGACCCCGTGGTCTATTCGGGAGATACAGCCCCTGGTCATGATTCTGGGCACACGAGTCGGTCACGCCATATTTCACCAGAGGGGGACCGCTCGGATGCCCGCCCGCCCGGTGATCCAGTTGACCGAGGCCGACAAGCTACGGTGGAGTAAGATCTTCCACCAGTGGTTAATCCGGCGGATGAGGAGACAGTTTGCTGGGCTCGGACCACAAGTCGGAGAGGCGCAGCGAGCCATGAGGGGGATGGGCCTATGAGGGCATCCG